TACCTACAGGAAGCAGGTTCCGCGACAATCGTTCGCGTACTTGGTTTAGGTGGATATGTAAAAAACACCGCAGCAATTTACGCTACTGGTTCTACTGGTAAAAAAGTATTTGCTGTACTACATCCTACAATAGCCGGAGACGATATAACATTAGTTAGAGTAGGTGGAAACACAGGAAGCTTCAGTGTAGTACTTAGCGGCTCAACTACACCAACCTCGGCTAGTGGTTTAAGTCCACTCGAAGGAAATACATCATTCATTACAAACTATTTCGGTAGTAATCCACAAACAAATTCTACATACAACGGATATACCTATACCGTATTTCCTGACGCGTTATCTCAAGTTGGTGCAGACGTATTTTTAACAGGTTCGGTCATATCATTAAATCTTACAAATAACGCAAATGCAGTAGTAACTGATGCCGAATACAGTAATGCAAGTACTCCTTATATTCAATCACAAACTATCGCCGGTACCAAACACGATTTGTTCAAGGTTCATACCTTAACAGACGGTACTAATGCAAATAAACAAATTAAGATTTCCATCACAGGAATCACACCCTCTGGTTCATCAAACAGTAACTATGGAACATTTACATTATTAGTTCGTGACTTTAATGATACAGATACTTCATTAAACGTTCTTGAAAGTTGGGACAATCTTACATTAGACCCAGATAGTCCAGACTATATCGCACGTAGAATTGGTAATGCAGTGCCAACATATGATTCAAATACAGGTGAAACACTCTATATAGGTGACTATCCAATTCTATCAAAGTATGTCCGTATTACAATGAATGATGCAGTCATTCCACAAGCCGCAGTACCTTATGGATACGCTGCACTATCATCTACGGTATCTGGTTCAACAACAGAGTTCGCCACCGGTTCACTTGTTTACAGTAGATGGGTAAGAACTGATACTGGCGCGGCAGGATGGACAACATCTTCAATAGATAGAAGATACTATTACGGGTTTAACTTTACCAATACAACATCATTATCATATCTAAATCCGATAGTTGGAAACGGAACACCAATAACAGTAACAGGTACTTCATTCAACTTAGAATCAGTTGGAGCAGATGTACCAACCACTGGTAATACTTCACGTAATATTGCATTAACTGGTAGTAACAGTAGAACCGATGTTGGATATCGTCGTTTCACAGTTCCATTCCAAGGTGGATTTGATGGATTGAATCCGGCACGTACTATCGCACTAGGTAGTTCGATAGTCGCATCAAATAGTCAAGGTTTTGATTTGTCCACATCTACCGCAAGTGGATCATTGTCATATAAGAGAGCACTTGACGCAATCAGTAATCAAGATAGTGTTGACTTTAACCTCTTGGTCATACCTGGAGTAATTCAACGTATTCACTCATATGTTGCACAAGAAGCAATCGATCTTTGTGAAACCCGTGGTGATGCATTCTACATCATGGACATCGGTACATACGCTGATTCAATCAGTACCGTAACAAATCAAGCAGCAACACTAGATACAAACTACGCAGCAGTATACTATCCTTGGGTTCAAATCGCTGATACTAACACAAACAAGATATTGTGGGCACCACCATCAGTAGTACTTCCAGAAGTTTATCAATATAATGATAACGTTGGGGCAGAATGGTTCGCACCAGCAGGGTTGAATCGTGGTGGAATTCCAGGCGCAGTAGGTGTTAAGTCTCGTTTAAGTCAAAACGACCGTGATATCTTGTACGAAGGTAAGGTTAACCCAATCGCACAGTTCCCAGGACAAGGTATCTGTGTTTGGGGGCAAAAGACGCTCCAAACACGTTCGTCAGCGCTTGACCGTGTAAACGTTCGTCGTCTTCTTATCACTGTTAAGAAGTATATCGCAAGTTCGGCACGTTACTTGGTCTTTGAACAAAATACCGAAGCAACTCGTAATCGTTTCTTGAACATTGTCAATCCATATCTCGCAGGTATTCAACAACGTTCTGGTTTGACCGCTTTCCGAGTAATCATGGATGAAACAAATAACACACCAGATATTATTGATCGTAACATTCTCGCTGGTGCAATCTATCTCCAACCAACCCGTACCGCAGAATTCATCAAGTTGGACTTCAACATTCTCCCAACTGGTGCAACCTTCGATACAATCTAATCAGTTTTTTCAATAACCACTATTTATTTAAAGTACCAATCTATATCTGGAGAGCCATATGGCAAATTTGGTAAATGAACAAGAACTCTTTTTCACCGCATTCGAACCAAAGACTGCGAATCGGTATATCATGCAAATAGATGGCGTTCCTTCATATCTTATTAAGAAGATTGAACGTCCTAAGTTGACACAAGAAGTTAAGAAGCTTGACCACATCAATCTTCAACGTTATGTAAAAGGAAAGAGTGTGTGGGGTGAATTGAGTCTTGAACTCTATGACCCAATTGTACCATCTGGTGCACAAGCAGTGATGGAATGGGTTCGTCTTCACCACGAATCAGTCACAGGTCGTGATGGATATGCAGAATTCTATAAGAAAGACATCATTATCAACGTTCTTGGTCCAGTAGGTGACAAGGTTGAAGAATGGATTCTTAAAGGATGTCAAATTACCAAAGTTGAATTTGGTGAAATGTCTTGGGAAAAGGATGACCCAGCAAGTATAGCGCTTTCAATCCAACCAGACTATTGTATCCTTAACTACTAATTTGATAATAAAAATACAAAAACCTCACGGTCAAACGTGGGGTTTTTTGTTATATACCAATAGTTTGTGATACTTATACTAAGGTATATTTTTCGAGAGAAATTATGGCACAAATTACTGAATTTAATATCGGACAAGGTGAAACATTCAAGATATTGGCCACAGTAGAAAATTCTGATACTGGTGGATATTTAGATATCACAAATTATAGTTTTTCTGGTCAAGTTCGTGAAAATTACACCACGGAAGAAATTGCAGCGGCATTTACAATTACAAAACTATCTCCACAGACTTCAGGTAGTTTTTATGTAGAACTAACACCTACAGACACAAGTGTATTAACACAACGAAAATATGTATACGATATCAAGATGACAAGTGGTTCAATCACTCGTCGTGTTCTTGAAGGATATTTTACTGTACGACCTGCCTCTACGAGATAATTGATGAGTTTTGATACGGGTATCCCGAATATACGTGTCGTTATACGAGAAGCTTCTGATGAAAATTTAACCGTAGATTTACCAAACGTAGCGGTTACGATTGAGCAGGGATCTCAGTATAATGTTAATATTGTACCTAATACCGCTACGTCACTACGTACCGGGTCATTTAATACATACGCAGACTTTGCTGGGTTCGCGTATAGTGCGTCAATAGGTATAGCGGATACTGCATCTTATGCTTTATTTGCGGTAACCGCATCGTATGTAAGTGGTGCGGCGAGTACGTGGGATACTATAGCAAACAAACCAGACGGTTTAGTATCGTCATCCACACAGGTACTAAATTATAATATATTTGCCACCACTGGTTCCAATACATTTACTGAATCACAAACAGCTCCATCGTTTTCAGGGTCACTATTTGGCACTGCAAGTTGGGCACAAAATGCAATTACCGCAAGTTATGCTGTAAATGCAGGTTCAGGTGTAGGGTTTCCGTTTAGTGGTTCTGCTATAATTACTGGTTCACTATTAGTTAGTGGTAGTGGTCAAACAATATCTGGTTCATTAAACGTAACCCAAGGTATTACTGGTTCATTTACTGGGTCCGTTATTGGTGTATTAATTGGTAGTGCAAGTTTTGCAACAACCGCATCATTTGCACTTACACCGGCGGGGTCAAGTGGTACGTCAGGAACAGCGGGAAGTGCTGGAACTAGTGGTACATCGGGAAGTACAGGAACCAGTGGTACCGCAGGAAGTAGTGGTACCTCAGGTAGTTCTGGAACAAGTGGTTCTACTGGTTCCAGTGGTTCATCAGGTACATCAGGAACGACGGGAAGTAGCGGAACTTCAGGTACATCAGGTAGTTCTGGAACAGTAGGTTCTTCGGGTACCGCAGGTTCATCTGGTACAAGTGGTAGTAGTGGGTCTAGTGGTTCAACCGGTAGTAGTGGAACTAGTGGGTCAACAGGAAGTAGTGGAACATCAGGTACCAGTGGTAGCTCGGGTACAAGTGGTAGTTCAGGAAGTTCGGGGTCAAGTGGTACATCTGGTTCTACGGGTTCATCAGGAACGTCAGGAACTACTGGTAGTAGTGGAACGTCAGGTTCTACTGGTTCTTCTGGTACAGCAGGGTCTAGTGGTACACGCGGTAGTTCTGGTACAAGTGGTACTACAGGTTCTTCAGGCACTTCAGGGTCAACCGGAAGTAGTGGAACAAGTGGTTCAACTGGCTCCTCTGGTACCAGTGGTACTCTTACATTAACTGGCAACACCGATAACGGTGTCATTACATTAAACGGTACCGCACCAAATGCTTCGGTAGAAAGTAATCTTACATTTGATGGTTCATTATTAAACGTAACAGGTAGAGTATCTGCTTCGGCAGGATACACGGGGTCATTACTAGGAACAAATGTAACTGCTACCTCAATAACTGCATCTACATTATTAGTGTCTGGTTCTGGTACTCAACGACTAATTGTTGTTGGGTCAGGATCCGCACAACCTATATTCACTGTACAAGGGTCACAAGGAGAACTGTTTAGTCTAACAGATAATTTATCTGGGTCACTCTTCAGTGTAAATGACATCTCAGGACTTCCAATCATAGAAGTATTCTCAGATGATACGGTATTAATGGGTGATTATCTCTCACCAGTTCTTAATACAACACGTAAATTAACATTAAATAGTGGTACTAATAACATAATATATTCTGTCCCAACCGCATCCTATGACGCAATCTATGTTGAATATAATATTAAGAGTGCATCAAATGGAAGAATGGGTAATTTTATGGGATTATATGTGGGAACATCAACTCAATTTACAGATGTATCTACGTTGAGTATTGGTGATACCACGAATGTAAGATTTGGTACATATTTATCACAATCCAATCTTGTTGTAACAGGGTCAGTTCCTACGAATGGGTGGACCTGTAAAGCAACAATCCGAGCGATATAAATGGCAGGGCGTGTAATGTACACGGGTGGAATTGTTACAAATGGGTTAGTATTGAATCTTGATGCTGGAAAACAGGACAGTTATCCTCGTAGTGGAACTACGTGGAGAGATATTACGGGTAATAGTAATAATGCTAATTTACTTAATAGTCCTACATACAGTAATACAAATGGTGGTGGTATAATATTTGATGGAATA